GCCACGCTGTATGCGGTAGCACCTTGATCCACAATAATAGTTGCACCTGTCGCTTGGCCTGCTGTGGCCACCACATTGGCGAAGTTCACTGTGACATTGGCAGTGAGTGTGGCATAGAATGTTGCGCCATTCACAAAGTTACAAGTTAGATTACCACCTGAGTTTGTGACGTTGGCATAGGTCTCATAGTATGCACTCTGTTGTGTGATGTTGCCGGCTACTGTTAATCCGCTGGCAGCAGTGGAAAAATAACTTACAACAGCAGCATTACTAAATGCTGTGGTTTGGTATGATCCATCAACAAACTCTAAATTGCCTGTCCAAACTCTTGCTGTGGATATGTTGCCCAGGCCTGATATTATAGCTGGGCTGGCAGTGAAGTTGATCGTACCATCAAAGTTGGACAAGTATGTAGCTACTGCTGTGTTGCTGAATGCTGTGATCTGCGTTGTGCTGTCCGGGAATATTAGATTACCGGCGTTATCAAACAACCAGGTATGAGTATTGTTGGCCGTAGAAAGAGCGATATTAGCTTCAGCTCGAAAAGCACTGTCTACTGTGTTGTTGAGTTGTATGTAAGTATTGGAACCAGGTTGCGCTAACAGGTTCAGAGTACTGGCACTCACTGTGCCAGTAACATCGCCGCTGACTGCAATATCGCCTGGCACAGACAATACACCATCTGCACCAAACTCCCATCCATATGCTGAACCATTGTAGTCAGTGAAGATGGAAACAGGTTCAGTGGTGCTGAGATTTCGCAACGAAACCACATCGTTACCGGTGATACGGACGTCGTCAGTGGTGACTACTCGGAAGTCCAGGGCCTGTATGTCAACTTGGCTGCTGGCTGCACTGATAATAATATCTTCACCGTCGGGCGGAGACATTGTAGTATTTGTAAATGTAATGTTGCCAGTCGCTCCGCCACCAACAGGTGTTCCGTTGACCAACAAGGTACCGCCATCTACTCTAATAGGTGTGTTACCAATATAAATGGTATTGTTACTGACCCATAGGTCCTTCCATTGATGTGTAGCGTCACCCAAGCTATAGGTTACATTTGCGCTTGGTAAAATATTTCCCGATACCGCAGATAAATTTGGTATCAATGTATTTGCCGCGGTAATATTAGCTCGTAAAGAATTTATTTCTGTTGCTTGTGTAGCAGCATTAGATTGCAAAGAAGTGATGGCTGCATTTGCTGCTGTAATATTTCCTCGCAGTGAATTTATTTCTGTAGTTTGCCCGGCAGCATTGGCATTTGCAAAAGTTTGATAGGCACCAATGTTGGCATTTATAGTATCTACATTAGCTGTCAATTGCGTGATTAATGCAAATCCAGAGCCTATCACAATGTTTGCCATATCGCTTTGTTGTTGAGCAGCATTGGCGTACAATGCATTAATATCAGCAGTTAATACATTGGTATTTGCTATTAATGAACTTAAACTGGTTGCTTGTGCGGCAGCATTTGCATTTGCATAAGTTTGATAAGAACCCAGATTGGCACTAATAGAATTTATTGATACTGCTTGACTGCCAGCATTAGATTGTAAGCTGGTTATATTTGTGGCTGCTGTACCCAAGTTGGCATCCAGTGTAACAAGAGTTGCACCTTGTGTTGCTGCATTAGCACTCAGTGAATCGACAGATTGAGTCAAGGTTACAGTGTTGGCAATCAGTGTTGTAATTGAGTCAGACTGAGTTGCGGCATTGGCATTGGCATATGTTTGATATGCCCCAACGTTTGCACCAATATTGTTTAATGTATTACCCTGTGTTGCGGCATTGGCTTGTAATGCAGTTATATTGGTAGTGGCTGTGCCTAAATTTGCATCTAAGCTTAGTAACGAAGCACCTTGTGTTGCTGCGTTTGTAGTTAAATTGTCGATTGACAGCGATAATGAGCCCAAATTGGCATCAATTGTTGTGATCGAATTGGCTTGGATTGTGGCATTTGCATTAGCAAATATTTGATATGCACCAATATTTGAATTAATATTGTCCAAGGCTGTGGCCTGTGCTGCTGCATTACTAACCAACACTGTAAGGCTTGCCCCTTGTGTGGCTGCGTTAGCAATCAATACAACAAGATTTGCTGCCTGAACCGCTGCATTACTGGTCAATTGTTGCAGCTCAAGTGTTGAAGTCACTGCGTTGCCAGACAATACATCTAAAACACCTTGTTGTACCGCAGCATTACTTTGTAAGCTTGTGATGGCAGCATTGGCCGCAGTCACATTGGCATTGACAGTGGTAATTAGACCAGCCTGTGTGGCGGCATTGGCAGTTAGTGTGGTAATTGCACTATTTGCCGCAGTTACACTGGCAGTTAATAGATTTATACTTGTAGCTTGCGCTCCGGCGTTAGCAAGTAAATTATTTAATTCATTAGTCTGCAATGCAGCATTGGCATTGGCATAGGTTTGATATGCACCTAAATTGGCCTGTATTACTACCACACTGGCATTTGCATAAGTTTGATAGGCGCCTAAATTAGAATTAATAGTAGCTATATTAGCATTAGCCCATATTTGTGTAACACCTAAGTTGGCCATTATGGCTACCACATTGGCGTTAGCAAAAGTTTGATATGAACCTATGTTTGCATTTAATGAATTGATTGAAGTTGCTTGAGTTGCTGCGTTTGTCAACAAAACATCAATTGAATTACTCTGAGCAATAGAGTTAGCATTTGCAAATATCTGATATGCACCTAAATTGGCACTTATTATTTCAACATTCACCCTTAATTTTGTGTTTAATATTCCAACATTGGCGTTAAGTTGATCTAACGAGGCAAAGCCTGTTCCAGTGATTATACTACCAATATTTGCATCTAATGCAGTTATCTGTGTTTGCTGTATAGCGGCATTTGTCTGCAATGCAGAAATTAATGCATTTGCTGCAATAGTATTTGCCGCGTGATCTATATTTGCCTGAAACAGTGCCTGACTTTGAAGTGTTGCATTTGCATTTGAAAAAATTTGAAAGCTGCCAACATTAGCACTTATTATATTAACATTGTTTATTAATTGGGTTTGTGTAACGAATCCTGTGCCAACAATTATGTTTCCTAAATTTGCACTCAATTCGGCAAATGTTACATTTGCATAATTCTGATAAGCTCCAATGTTTGCATTAGCAAATATTTGATAAGCACCAAGATTAGCTGATGTAGCAAAGCCAGTTCCGGCTATAAAATTGTCAAGGGCAATAGTTTGAGCAGCGGCATTTGCCCATAAATCTGTAAATTCAATGTTAGCGTAGGTTTGAAATGCTCCAATGTTTGCATTAGTCAATGCTATAGTTAAATTGGCCGCAGCTACATTAGCATTAACTGCTGATAGATTTATATTACTGTTAATTTGTGAAACGTTTGCAAGAATATGACCACCTGCAGTTGTACCATCGTGTGCTCTGATAGTGTTTAAATCCGTATCAAAAGTAATTTCACCCAGTGGACCAGTATAACTGCTGCTGGCCGCTGTGTTACCCCTTTTTATTAAAACTTGTTTGCTGTAATTTATAGTCATTGTATTGTTCCTGCATCAAGCACTTCGTCGCTGTTTAGTGTAAGCGGCATGCTTTCGTACCAACCCGGTAACACTTCTAAGTCAATGGGTGCAGTCCAATTGGCATCTATATACAACGGTCTTTCTTGGTTAGTTGCCTGCTCAATTAGTTTAAGTGTCATTTTGTAAAAGCGTTGATCTAAACTGTTCGCAACTGATTTGGTAATAGCAAAAGTACCGCGACCTTTTGTAATGTCAGTAAAACCAACAGCTACACTTTCTACGCTGCCTTCTGCAAGTGGATCTTGTATGTCCATTTGAACAATATAACCAGTAAGATCTACTGGCTTTTGATCCTGATTAAGCACAACAATCTGCATAGGATTATCTATGCCTTGATAAATTTTAACGGGGCGACTGTACACGACTCTGTTCCTTGGTGTGAAAATACTCTGATCCCATAATTGGACCGTGACTGTATTCGGATATAAATAAGCTTGGATTTGCATTATCTTGTATTTATTGAAAAAATGGTAGAACCTGATTACACAGAATTACTAAAAAAATACCCATTCTTGACTTACCTCGTATACGGCGGCAATGAATACATAGGCGTAATACAGAACTTGGATGAAGTTATTACCACAATCTACGATTACGGTGCTCTACGAACGCTTGAACAAAAACAGCAGTTTTTAGAACTTGCAGAAATGTGGTGGTGGGAAAGTAATAGATTGATACCTATCAATGTGTTTCTAAAAGCCGAGTGGCAACCGTTCAGGACAGTGGTCAAAACCATGAACTCAAAAGATGTGGAAATCAAGTTTGGCCCGCAGGTGAGCCTTAAAGAAATTGCTGCCAAGCGCAGCAAACGTAGATCAATTACTTTGGTACGTAAGGTTGGTTAGCTGTATCCGTAGCTGACTTGTTCACAAATCAAGTTCATGTTGACTGCTACCAAGTGTGCATAACCTACAGCATGTGCTTTTTTAAAATAGTATTCGTCTCCAGCAGGTCGCTCCCAAACAGTTTCTGCAACTTCTGCCCATGATTTTCCAATTAAATGACGCTTTGCTGGGCGTATTATAGCAAGGAACATGGCCAGTCTTGGAATACTATCAACAGGCTCGGGCATTCGCATTAGTGTGTCGTGATGCGAACCTATGTGTATCAACTGACTGCAAAAATCAGGCGCACGTAACAAGTCCCATAATGGCTCTTGACTCATTAATTCTTGTAAATGCTTTTCAGATCGTATCTGTTGATATAACCCTACATTAAGAACATCAAGCTTGATGTATCCACGTTTTTCTGCTTCTTCATAGTCAAGGCTTGCTCGCCCAGTAAAAGGGTCAACAGGAATTTCTGTAAAGTATGCACCTGTATTATGTTTAGCTATTTTGCCATCGCGTATAATACTTGCATCTACATGTTTAATCAATGCAAGTGCTTGATCTCTGTTGGCCACATCAATATCAATATCACTGGTAAATTTCATAAGCCTGCTGCTTTTAAGATGTGTTTGCACCATTCTACATCGGCCACGTAATCCCGGAACTTACGATTCCAATAATCAGGATCAATATAAGGAAGAACAATGGCCAAATGCTCCTCATGAAGTTGCTCAAGAAACTCAATACCACTATTGCAGTTGTAAACAACCCAAGGACTAACGCGAGCAGTGGTAATATGATGACAAATCCTATTATGATTACCGTACTTAAAATAATGGCTGAAAGTAGCAATCCCGCTATCTCCAATGGCATACTCCTCCATGGTTCGGAGGCTGCGTTCCAGCGCATCCTGGACTGCTTCCTTTTTAATATACTCATAAAGCCATTCTTCGTAGAACTTGTCCTTGCACCAATGATCTAATTTTTTATTGTTCTTCAATAACCAACTGATAAAGCTGTTGCTGTTAATACAGCGAATAGCAACCAAGTATCTACCGAACCTAACAAAAGCATTGTAATACGGACTTGCAACGAAGTCAGTGTAGCTTTTAAGTTGTGCGCTACCTTGTGTAGTTTCATAAAATTGCAGATACGCTCTAAGCCCAAATTGAACTCCTGTTTCTGTTTCTTGTTGCCATCGGCGTTTTGGCTCGCATAAATGAGCTGTGAGTGTGCTTTCTCGCCTAAACAGTCGCTCACAGTATTTACACTTAAAGTTCGGACTTGATTCTTCTGTCATCCCATCCATGCTCACGAGCCAATTGTTTCAAATCATTGATTGTGTTTATTTGTGCTAATAATTCTAATTCGTCCTCTTTGTAATCTGGGTATATCTGTCTCAAAAACTTTACTGCTTTATTGTTACTACTTTCACGTTTCTTTTGTTTTATCCAGTCGTGCCTGAACGTGCCCATGCCCGGGCTTACTGTAGTTGCACTTAACCACTGCAATTCTGGATACTTGGCCAAATCAAAAAAATGTTTATTGAAATTTTCATTACAACTTAAAAGGTAATACTGTTGTAATTCGGTACTACCTTGTACTGAACTACCCCACCGAATCATAAGATATGTGCTAAACTTTCGACGTTCTTCTTCGGTTAGTTCGCGATAAAACATTCGATCCTTGCTATCAAAGGCTCGCATTTCGTTGGCAATGTTTAGTTTATCTGTCATACCGGATGATGAAATAGTGGATCTTGTTCTTGACTTAGTATATAGATTAGTTTAGCACGATCCAGTGCATCCTGTAAAGCAGGATTATGTTCAGCTGCTTCTACAATAGGCACCCAATCTGCTGCTATTTTCATGCTGCGCTGATTTGTGTCTAACTCGTACTCTTCGCCAATCAAAATTCTCTCTGTACTACCAAACTTGCGAGCATATACTCGACCGCCAACTCTTTCATAAACATAAGTGGCACCTGGTGTCAACTGACTCATATCAACTGCCTTGCTTGGTCAGTTATTATGTATCTACCAATCAAACGATCTTGGAATCCCTGTATTACTTCTTGATGTAATGGCAATTGTTTCAAATCATAATCGTCGGCTTTAAATGTATCAGTTAGATTAAATGTACTTGCAAAATACACTTGCGGAATACCTAATGTGTCAACTGCATAGTGTACTATTTTGTGATGTATGTGTCCATAATCACCGTCGTGATTGTGTGTGACCACGATATCGGGACCATACTGAGAAATTGAATTAGTAATTGCAATTTCTGCGTCATTCTGTGTCCAAAAGTTGAGAGTTTGTGTTTCTTGATCCTGGTAATTATCAACAAATCCCAAGAATTCAGTTGAAACATTTTGTTTGTTCCAAAATTTTGTTACTTCTTGCGCTCGAGGATCTCTTTCATTATAGGTCAGATAGATAATATGCCACTTAAAATGAGGATGGTTTTTAATAAATGGTAGTGCAAAAATTATACAGTCATCAGGATGTGCTACAACAACTACTGCCTTACCAACATTTTGCATAATCAACCACCTCGCTTTGTCTACTTATTTCCTTAATAAAATAGGCACATAACGGTTTTGACTTTCCGGTTTCTAAAGGAATAGCTAACAGTTGCCCGGGCTTGAGTTTTGGAAAATACCATTTGACGTCTTGATATATATCCACTATTTCAATTTGAGCAAATTCAGGTTTAAAACTTGTGAGTGGATTGAAGCAGAAAACACTGAATCCTCGATCATTGATACTTGTCAAAGGCACTACTTCTAAATCACCAAGATCTGGTTCGCCTATTAATACGTGCCAGTCAACCGGCATTTTAATAACATTATCTCCTATTTTTAGTACAAGTGCTGGACTATTGAAACTTTCTAAAAAGATTAAAGGTATGTAAAAATAATCAGGTGTACGAGGATCGCTGTTGTCTAATACAGCAAACCTCATGTCTTCCACTTCATCTGGAATTTCGTTAAGCTCGTACGCTATGTTATCTAAAGTAAGTATTCTCATCTTAATATTGTAATCTCCAATCCTGGATTTCAGGATCATACCACATTGTAAGATCAGAGCCGCGCTTTCTTACATGTGGTAAAATAACTTTGGCAGGATTTCCCCACCAAGTTTCTTTAACATTCATTCTTATGTCCTGGTACATGTTAGCTGTCCAGAATAAAACTGCAACAAATGTGTTTCCTGTCTTTAGTTTGTCTGCAGGAATAGTAATTTTGATATTGTTAATATCTACCTTAGTGTTTAAATCAATTCGCAGTGGTTCTGTTTCGTAAAATTTTTTAAGTTTAAGATCCGTGAACCTTGGTAGTAACGTAAAAAGATTATGTATTTTGCCTGCTCTATATACTGTATCACTCAACGGATGTTGTGCTTGAAACGTATTATTAATTATACTCTCAAATGTTGGATCTATATCAATGTCTGGCTGAAATTCAAATGCAGCAGACTCCGTCATAACCAAAGGAAAAATAGGATGATCATCATATAATTCTATGTGCAAATCTAAACTGCCTGGAAGAAAAGTTCCACCTTTTCTTACTGCATGTTGACTAATAGCAATTATATCTTCGTTGAAAATTGGTGTCCCTAATGTTTCGGATATAAAAATTTCTGCGTCTATGTTGGTTTCGAAAAAATTTTGATTAATTACCTCAATGGTTTCAGACAAACCTATTTTGTCAATTATTTTTTTTGCAAAATCTGCTCGTCCGGGGTCCATTTCAACACTGTAAACTTTTTTGGCACCAGCTTTTGCAGCCAATATGCTTAATAGTCCTGTTCCTGTGCCGATGTCGCAAACTACTTTACCGGGCACAGCAGCTTCTATTGCTTTTTTATAATAAACATTTCTACCTGTATCATTAATCATTGGCATGTAGATGCCGTTGTGTTTAAACCAATCAAAATCAGATTCTGAATGTGTAATTGTGTTGTCAGTCATTTATATTGTTCCTTATATGTAAATAGTATCTATTAGCAAGATATTCTTGACTCAGTTCGTTGCCGTGATAACCCGGATCTTCCCCTTCAAAAGGATAAGCGTTTGTAGAATACGCAGGTGTGTCTTCATAATTTAATGTAAAATGTATATCAGAAATGCTGTCAGGAAATGCATCTCTTATAGTATCACTGGTCCAAATATTACACGCCACAACAAGAAAAGGAATACCAGCAGCATGTAATCTAAAAATTCCGTCGCTAATAAGCCAACGGTCTTGCTGTAACTTCCAGTTGCTGTCATACAAATGATTGATATATTGTTTAAGCGCCAATTGAGTTTCTTTGTTTAATTTTGCAGATCTATAAAAGTGATCATAATTTTCTGCCAAACTAAAAATTGTCTCGGATATCATTGTATAGGGACCGTTGGCAAAATTAATATTTTGAATTCCTAAATCTGGGTTGTATCCATTCTTGATATCGATGTTTTGTAAATGTTGCTGTAGAGGAGTATTCCATGATGTAGTATTAGTTGCCCAATTGTAAGGTGCACCGATAGCAGGGATTTCCATTCTATCATGAAATGTTGGTGCCACAATAGCAAAGTCTGGTCGTTGCCTTATAATTTCGTCTATCATAACACGAATGCCACCGTTACTCATCCCTTGTCTGGCCAAGTTCACCAAGTCCCAATCAAGCTTGGTGGCCAGTTTCTCACCCCAACTTGTTCCTTTATACTCTGGCTTGGTACTGGGTGCAGAAAAACTACACCCGGTAATCATTAGTTTTTTTCTCATTGTAATTGACTTTGCCATCTAAGAAGAAACATTGTTAGTTCTTCATCATTTTTAAAACTAATTGCTCGTATGTTAACTTGTTTACCACATTGGTGTAAATTACACCAATGTGCGATTTCATGCATGTGCAATCGATGATTATCAATTTCCACCCATTTTGTTCCATTACCTCGATCTTCAATTTGAAAACTCATTCCCACTCAGCCTTTTCTACAGTAAAAGGATAGTTAGCTTCTTTATAAAAAGCTTTTCTTTTTGTTAGGTGTCGTTTTGCGAACTTACAGGTACTTGTTATATCCCATATTTGCACAAAGTCTTTATCCTCTGCACGGCGTATTCCACGCCCAATACTTTGTATAACACGCACAAAAGATTTGCCAGGCTCAAGTAGAACAAGATTAAAAATGCGGGGAATATTGATACCAACAGCAGCAACGCCGTAAGTGGCGATGATAATTTTATTTGTCGCCTCTGCCACTTCGTCATAGTGTTCTTTGCGCTCCCCGGCCTTTGTTGCTCCTGACACAAACACACTGCCGGGTAATCTTTCTGCTAATGCTCGTCCGGCACTTATTCGATCTACCAATATAAGTGTGTTTCCTGAATCAACAATAGTACTTATCAAACGACTAATGTAGTCGAGTCTTTCTTCGGTTTCTATTAGATATTTTAATTCACTTTGATAGTTTGTGTACTCTTTGTGATCCACTAACTGTACCACGTTAACATGGCATTGGGCCAGGTGTCCGGCTTGTTGTAGCTCGCTGGCACTTAGTTGTCCTACTACTGGTCCCAGCATACAATTAATGCTCTGTCTTGCATAATCTTCTTTGGGTATTGTACCTGTAAGTCCCCACCGTATAGGCACTTGTGCGAATGGACCGCTTAGTAAGGTCTTTAATGCGTCGGCCTTGGCCTGATGCACTTCGTCCACTATAACTGCTACCACACCTTCTAAAAACTCACCTATGGTAATTTCTGCTTCAGCGTTCTTGGTTGTCTTTAACAAGTTGTTTAGACTCTGCCAAGTGCAAATAGTGTGTGTTCTATTATATTCTTTTCTGTCGCCAAAATATACACCTGCATCAAGATCAAGATTCACAAAGTCATCCTCGGTCTGTGTCACAAGGCTTTTGTTAGGCACAATAACAATGGTACGACCGTACTGGCTGACAGCATCGGCCAGAGCTGCTGTAATAATAGTTTTACCAGCGCCTGTTGCTACTTCTTGTACGCACTGTGGGTTGGTCAAGAACCTATTGATAATTTCAGGTTGATAGTCTCTAAGCACTATGGGTTGGCCGGCTCGAGGATGATTTTTTGGCCAGGTCTTGTGTTGATATGTGTTTTCATCCACAATAGCAAACTCAAATGTGGTACGATAGTTTCTGGCATCTTCTACTTCAACGTCGTAACCTTGTTCATCTAAATAAGGCAAGATTTCGGGCAGTAGATTGATGTAAGTAGTACCGCCAAGATTAAAGAAGGGCACTTTGCCATCCCAACGTCCAAGTCTAACACTTGGTTGATAACGAGCGCCAGGTATTTCATACTTGTATTTTTTTACCAAGGCTGTTCTTGTATTAAGTTCAAGGCCTTCAATTTTTACATTGACTTCGTCTTTAATTAATAATTTGGCCTGCATTAGTTTTTACGCTTCATAGTATTAACATTATACACTTCTGTAGCAAAGTATACAACTTTTTCTGCTTTCTGCAACAAAATAGTTTTATCGCCTCCGTGCATCATACCTTGGCCGCTGATTAGCAACGGTATAGGTTTGTCCCATTGTGCATTAAATTTGTTAAAATAAATTATCTTCTTATCTGTGGCAAGTTCTTTTGGTTTCAATGTTTGTGTTTGGTATACGTCCTCTGAGTTAAAACATTGTGTAACAAAATGCTTGTGTAACCTTTCGCTCATGTCTGGTTCATATACATAGATAGGATATCTTCCAGTGATATCTGCATACTTAATTACATCATGAAATACAGTCTCATCACTGGTCGGTGCAAACTTGCTCTCTTGTGCAGTCATCAAGTTAGCTACACGCGGTCCGTACTTGGTGGCTATATCTAAACTCAATAATTCATCCACGGTATAACCATATACAGCGGATCTATCCACCAATTGATCCAAATTGGTCCAGTCATCTATAGCTTCAATTAAAGACCGGGCTGCATTAGTAATCGCAAATTGACCGTCGTTGTGTCGAACCAACTTGATCTCATAAGGCTGTTGTTCACAAGCTTCTACTGCTTCTATGTATCGTTTAAACTCAGGTGCTATTTCAAATTTGTGATTCTGTGCAAAGCCGTTGGCTGCTACTACATTCATTTCAGTCAAGGCCAATGCCCAACTTCGATTATCGCTATCAAATCTCCAACGACCTTGACTCATCTTTGCCAAGTCTCTTAGATCATTTATTAGGATAGTATCGTATGGAAACTTTAGAATAATAGAATCGTTTTCAATATATAAAAGCCGACGTCTATCGATCTGTCTTATACCCAATCTAAAATTAGGAGTCTCCACCGGACTTACATCAATATCTTGTCGTTCTAATTGTTTACGATATTTGAGTACTATCTTGACAGCCAAGTCTGCTTGTTTATCAGTTAAGGACCTGCCACTTTGTGTAGCTTGGCTCATACTATCTAAAATTTGAACGTCATATCTGGCAAGATTTATTATAGGCGGCCTGCTGTCAAATAAACCGTAAAGTCGACCAGTGGTAGCATCTCGATCACCGTTAATTACTTCGATGTAGTCTTCAACCGACGAAAATTTTCTCATAGCGTAAGTATATTACTTAGTAACAGAAAAGTCAAAAAAAAGCCCTACCTAAGTAGGGCCAAATTCCGGAAGTAAAAGGAGCTAACAAAAACCCCGGATGTTCTGCTTACGCAGATTTCATACAAGTCGACTGTGCCAGTGCCACCCACTTGGTAGGGAAGCTCTTGTACAGC